TGGGTCTTGTGAGAACTCAATACTTTGTCCTACTAGAACTCCGACTCCTACAAGAACTGGTACCCCGACCCCGACTCCTACAACTACTGAAACACCTACAAATACCGTAACGCCAACTACGACAACTACTGAAACACCGACTAGTACATCAACACAAACACCAAGTGTAACCAACACTATAACATCAACACCTACTCAAACATTGTGTTGTACCTCATGGACACTATATGGAGGTTTAGGTCAATTACTCGATAATGGATTTGTTATTAAACCTCCTTTGAGGGTAGGGGATGATTTTGCATTGATACCTACAAATGTAGGCTCACCTGGTACTTTAGTTGGTCAAGTTTTGGAACTAATCAGTGTTAGCCCTCCACTATCGCCCCAATATTTTACAATTTTAACTGCTACGTTTAACCCTATAAATTCGGCCTACTTATTAACATTTACCCCTACTTTAACAATTAATTTGGGTAGTACCTTCCAGAGTATAATTTATAACATTTATCAGTCAGGAGGTACACAATTCAATGTTTACAATTGTGGAGGGTCTCTTACGACTTTGAATTTGAATAACAATGAAATATTGGTCATTCCTTGTTCCTATGATGTTCAGGTTATATCAGGATTCGGGTATGCTGAGTCTGACCCATCATGTGTATGTGTCACTCAAACTCCAACACCAACATTGACACCTACTGTGACATCAACAATAACTCAAACCCCAACAAATACAGTAACCGTTACTCAATATACTTGTAATTGTTATTTTATAAATGTGCCAGACATTAGAGATGGAGTAAATTTAGTATTTTTAGATTGTTTGGGTAGTTTGATTTCAATAGCACCAAATAATTTTGGAAATTATTGTGTTAGAGAAATAATTGATTATGGTTCAGGTACCGCCGAACTTGTAGGACTATGTATAGATGGAAATTGTCCAACACCAACGCCAACTCCAACTCAAACCGAAACCCCAACCCCAACTGAAACTCCAACCCAAACAATTACCCAAACTCCAACTGTTACTCAGACCTCGACACCAACTGTTACTCAGACCTCGACACCAACTGTTACTATCACGGAATCGGCTACACAAACTCAAACACCAACACCGACTGAAACTCCAACTAATACTTTAACACCGACTGTGACAATTACTGAATCTGTTACGCCAACAAGGACATTAACACCAACCAAAACTCAGGCACCATGTTTATCTAGCTGTGATGTGTTGTTATTAGACAATGTCGGTAGAGTTTATATATACAATTCAGTCACTAACTCTCCACTGTACTTAGGTATTGATGGTCCTGATGGTTCCTTCGATATTGCACATACAAATAACAAAATATGGTTAAATAGAGGAACTTCATTATATGAATATGATATAATATTATGTCCGTTCTCGGCGACATTCAGCAGAGAAATTTCAGGTTCAACGGCATTTAGTGCTGGATTATTTGCAATAAATGACACTACTTTAATTGCTAATAATGGAGCGACCCCTTCTTCAATTTTAGAGATTGATGTTTCGACTAATCCTTACACAGTTACAACAAAATTCTCTTTATTACCAGGAAGAAGAGTTTCAGGTGATTATGTTCTAACAAATTCAGGTAAGTTAATTGTTAGTAATTTTTCGGGAACAAACCCAAATGCACCCACTGGTGTTTACATAACACAATATAACTATATAACTTCGGCAACACCCCCTGTAGATAACAATGTTGATATATTAATATCCCCAACAATTGTATTCCCATATGGGTTATATCAATATGGAGGTGGTTTCTATATTCTGAGTGCGAATGGTACACAATATACTTTAGACCTAAATCCTCCGTACACACTTACCGCGGCACCTACAGTTCCTTTACCTCCAAATACAATCAACGCCGCATATTTTGGTGCATCCCAATCCAACGGATGTTTCGACAATAACATAGTACCTGTGTCACCAACACCAACCTCAACTCCAACCCCGACCCCTACCCCAACTGCAACAATAACACAAACCCCAACTATAACACAGACTTCAACACCTACACCAACAATAACTTCTACAGTAACACAGACTCCAACCCAAACTCAAACACCAACTTCAACAATTACTGTTACACCAACTCAAACAAGTACGGTTACATCAACCCCAACTGTTACATCAACCCCGACACCAACCATAACTGAATACAAGCCGGCAATTAGAACGTTTAGTGGATGTTGTTTCCCATTTGAAACCTTTAAGATTTTCGAAATACCTGGATTAACCGCAAATTCAATAACTGAAGGCACGGTTTATTACATTGAGTCCGTAGGATTTAGTGGATGTGCGACAAACATTGCAGAGACATTCACTCAAAACAATTACCTATTTGTTAACTTGAGTGCTCAAACAAGTTGTAGTGGTTGCTCGACAAATTACCCATGTCCAAGCTCAACACCAACACCTACAGTTACATCGACTCCTACATTAACGCCAACGCAAACCCAAACACCAACGCAAACCCAAACACCAACTGAGACATCCACTCAAACACCAACTGAGACATCCACTCAAACACCAACCCAAACTCAAACTTCAACACAAACACCGACTAATACACAAACATCAACCAACACCCCTACCACAACAGTAACACCAACTTTGACACGTACTCCTGATACTTGTAATTGCTACACATTCTTTAACATATCAACTTCACAAAGTTTGACTGTAGATTTTATTGATTGTACAGGCTTACAAAACCAAATTACAATAAATTACGGAAATAGTGCTCAAGTTTGTGTTAAAAATAATATTTTCTCGGGTACCCCATCAGGGGCTTTAGTATCATTCTTAAATGGTGATTGTACAAATGGATGTCCGACAACTACCATACAAGCTTGTAACCCATTTGTAGTGAATGGAACAAATAGAATTATTTATACTTATGACCCAATAACTAACACACAAATTCCATTACCATATGGTAATTTCGCAACATTAGGAAATGGTATAAAAGAATATTTTATAACAACATCCCCATTTACATCAAGTTTAAATAGATTTATATCGGGTTCTACACTATATCAATCCACAAGAAATGGTTTAGCGGTTTTAAATAACACCACATTAATAACGGCTTCAGGTACGGCTGGTAATGTGATAGTGAGTTTAAATATTTCATCAAATACTTGGGTTGCAACTCCGTTATTTACTTTACCAACAAATAGAGTCCTAAGGGGTGATTTAACTTATACAAACACAGGTAATATTATTGCGTTAACTTATAATAATGTTGCGGGTACCGGGTCTTTTTTAACACAGTTTGATTTATTTGGTAATCAGGAATTAGAATTCCAAATAGGTAATTCTGTTGAAGGATTTGGTTTGTTCATGTATAATTCACAAATATTTACGGTTGCCTCTTCATCGGCGTCTCCCGCTGTAGTTAGAAGAGATTTGAACTTCCCCTATACATCTTTAACAGTAAACAATATGACAATAACAAATGTTGGGTTTGCCCAACCGTTAAGTTGTTTAAATGTTAATTTCATAGGAGTTACCCGAACACCAACACAAACCCCAACACCTACCCCAACACCTACTACCACTAAAACTAATACGCCTACATCAACGCAAACCCAAACCCAAACTCCAACTAGAACCTCAACCCCAACAAACACCCAAACTCCTACTATTACAAGTACCTCCACAATTACTCCTACCGTTACAAGAACCGCCACAATTACTCCTACCGTTACAAGAACATCAACGATTACTCCTACCGTTACAAGAACATCAACAATTACTCCAACAATAACACAAACGGCAACCCAAACGAATACCCCAACAGTAACACAAACGGCAACTGTTACACAAACTGCAACTCAAACTCCTACACCTACCGAAACTTCTAATCTGTTTGCTTGTACTTGTTATAATTTCTTCAACACATCAAATAACCAACCCGGAACAGTTACTTATTATAATTGTGATGGGGTATTTAGTTCTGTAACGGTTAGTGCCACTTCATATGTTCAATTATGTGTTTCAGGTAATTCAACAAATCCATTATACACCGCAACGACCCAAATTACTGCTATAGATGAGTTAGGTGATTGTACAGTAAGTTGCCCAACAATTAATTTGGATAGTTGTATTTCCTTTTTAGCTGGGGGGCCGGGTAACATCATTCAATCATATGATTTTCAAACTAATACCACAACTTTTTTACCCATACCAAATAGACCATGGTCAATGCTTGGAATTGCAAATACTTCAAATAAACTTTGGGTTCACGGTACTTATCTTGGTTTCACCAGTGGAGGTATAAGAGAATGGGATATAACATTTTCACCGTTTAGTGCAACATATAATGGCAGAACTATAAACATACAAAGTAATACTATATTACCTAATAGTAATGCATGTGGTTTAGTTGCAATCGATAATTTTAATTTATTAAGTGTGTCAGGTGCTACTGCAGGGTCCCAAAGTGTGGTTAATGTTGATATTTCAGATACCATAACCAATAACGCGGTATTTACGAAACTTTTTGATTTACCAAGTAATAGAAGAATATTAACTGATTTAGTTTTTACTCAAACTGGTAAGATTATAATAATGACCCAAACAACTACCCCTGTCAAAATATTTATTACTCAATATGATATACTTGGAAACATTGAGGTTGATGTTCCATTATTCACATCAGGAATAGATGCAAATAGTGGATGGTCTATTTTGATTAATTCTAATAATTTGTATATTGTAAGAGCTACTACTCCTGGAGAAATTTATCAGGTAAACTTAACTTCACCATATTCGGCAACCTTACTTTCTGAAAGTTTACCAGTTACTGTGACGGACCAATCCCAATCACCAGAGTGTATCACAGTTGAGTTTATACCTGTTACAAAAACACCGACTCCAACACCTACTAAAACTCCAACACCTACCGTGACTATGACGATAACGCCAACTTCAGGTGCAACAGAAACACGGACTCCGACGCCGACTACCACTCAAACTTCAACACCAACAATAACATCTACGATTACTCCGACAATAACGGCAACACCAACAAGAACGGCGACTCAAACACCAACAATAACAAGAACGGCGACTCAAACACCAACAATAACAAGAACGGCGACTCAAACACCGACAATAACAAGAACGGCGACTCAAACACCGACAAGAACTGCGACACCAACAAGAACACCAACTAGAACGGCAACAAATACTCCATCGATTACCCCAACCATAAGTATAACTCCAACAATAACCTCAAATTTACCATGTAAATGTTTTAATTTTTACAATACAAGTGATACGGTAAATGGTACTCTTATATACACTGCTTGTAATTTAACAGTTAGTTCTACAACGGTATCGGCTAATTCATTTGTACAATTGTGTGTAAATTTAAGCGGATATAGTGGGTCATCACAAATAACATTTGTTAACCAAGTTGGTTCATGTGTAAATGGTTTTTGTCCTAACATATCTATAAATTCTTGTGATTTGTTATCGGTTAAAAAAGAACCTTCTGGTCCGACTAATGGTCTTTGGCAGATTATGAGTATTAGAAACGAAAGTCTTTTGTATTTGCCGGTTTCTGGTAGAACTGTAGGAACCAACGCTTTAGCGAGAACGTCTAATAAAGTTTGGGTACTAGGATTTTTTACGGCATTAGGTGGTTCTAGAATAAGGGAATACTCAATTACCCAAAATCCTTGGTCTGCGGTGGTGACTAATAACTATACATTACCGACAAATTTGCCGTCTGTTATCGACAATGGTATGGCGGCAATCGATGATGAGAATTTTATTGTTGGGTCCGGAACTGCATTGAATGTTATTGCAAAATTAAATGTTTCAGGTGGAATTTTATCATCTACTAAAATTATAGATTTAATATCACCATTTACGGTTTTTGGTGACATGATTTATACTACAACCAATAAAGTCATAGTTGCGGTTAAAAATACAATTAATACTAACATATGGCAAATTCACCAATATGATGTTAATGGGACTTTTGAACTGGCGGTAGACGTTTCATCTATATCTTTATTTAATTCCGGAATAAATTTCGCGGTAGTTAATAACCAATTATATTTATTACCACATAATCAAACATATAATAATTATTATTTAATTAATTTAAATAATCCTTACAATACCACAATTCAGTCGGCTCTTGGAGGTAGTGCCCCAAATGACGTTGCTCAAAATCCTGAATGTATTAATATTCAGTTTATCCCTTCTACACAGACACCAACACCAACAAGAACAAAAACTCCGACACCAACAAGAACTCCAACAAGAAGTGCAACACCAACAAGAACTCCAACAAGAAGTGCAACACCAACAAGAACTCCAACAAGAAGTGCAACACCAACAAGAACACCAACAATAACCATGAGTCCGTCGATTACACCAAGTCGAACAGTAACAATGACACCTTCATCTATTGGTATCTATACTCAACCATTGATGGTAAGTTTTTCTGGAACATCTACTGTAATATCAAGATACGATGTAACAACAAATACTATTACAACTTTAGATGTACAAAGTTCCGGTATTTTACCAAATCAAGATATTGCATGTACTCAAAATAAATTTTGGTTATCAAATCAGGGGTCTGGTAACATAATAAAAGAATATACTTATACCGCGTCACCTTTCAATTATGTGTTGAATAGAACTTTGAATATACCAGTTACATTGACTGATGGATTAACTGTAAGGACTGTGGGAGGTATTGAATATTTGATTGGATGTACAGGTAATACAACTATTGTTGAAATGGATATATCATCAACAACGGCCATAGTTACCGATAAATTTGATTTACCTCTTAACAGAACCATAGGTGCTGATATGATGTATACTAATACTGGAAAATTAATAGTTGCCAACTATTCAGGTGGTAATACAACAGTCGGATTTATGACGCAGTATAACTATGAAACAAATACTTTAGAGATTGATAGGGCATTACCAACTACTTATGCTGCTGGCGGTCAAAAAGTTTATTTTGTATCTAATAATAATATCTATAGTACTAGTATCTCTGCTAGTCTTTCGGTTGTTTATCAATGGAATACAGATAGTAATATTAACAATCCACTTCCATTACAATCCTTCGAGTTACCACTACTTCGTGGAAGCGCTCAACCACAAGAATTCATAAACATTAATTTCACCTCATAAACCAAACCTAAAACTATTTATAAATAAAATAAATCACAATGTCATTTTCAGCATTAACATGTATGACTGTAACCGGAGCTTCTTTATCTCCGAACGCAACTATTCAGATTTTTTCTGATTATGATAATTTTTCAGTACCGTTTGATTCGGTTCCTCTGTCAGCAATAACAGGAAACCAATGTCCTTTTACTCTTACAGGAATACCGGATTTTACGACAGTGATTTTATTAAGAGACCCGGCAACTGCTTGTTGTTTATACGTAACAATTATTTGTTGTGACTATAAACAATTCCAGCATGGACTATGTTTTGAATTTCAAGATTATCAACCATACTATTTCCAAGACCAATTCCAAGGTGGAGGATAAAATTATAATGTAAATAACATGTTTTTAACTGACAGACAACAAGCGGTAAGTGTTCTACCAACTGACTTAATACATATTGTAAAAACAGGTGATACCTCACAAGGAAACCCTGCTGGTTCATCATATAAAGCCGAAATTAATCAAATATTTGAGCTTACCGCAGGATGTTGTTTAAGCTCCGCAACTTTTAATCAAGGAACAATTACTTTTAATAACGCTTCAGGAGGTACCGCATTTACCGTAACAGGATTGTCATTTACTGGAGGTTCAGGTAATTGTATTAATAATTTGTATGTTAATAATATATGGCCATGTTCTGTTAATATTAATGTGCAACCGCAGAGCCAAGGAAAAGTTTTCTTTGGGGCTTTAAGTGGGGCCAGCGGATTCACAGTTGATTTAGTTACCGATACCACACCGGCTACAAGGTTAGGATTAAATACAAATACCCCTGAATATACATTAGACTTTTATAGTTTTGATAGACGAAGTAGATTATTTTATGATGATAGTAATGCGACAACTCCATCTTTACATAGTTTGACATATTCAGGAGATTCATCATTATCAATCCAATATGGGGCATTCTCACAAGGAAGTTGGGGTATTGCTCTTACCGCAAGAGGTTTTAATAATCCAGACTATGACTTTATAGGGGCTCAAGGAGAAACCGCATTGTTTTCATCAACCTATGCTAATGGAATAAACATTATAAGTCAAGTAACCCCTGATGAAACAGTAAGAGCCACAGAAGATTATATAAGATTTTATGCCGGTATCAGCCCTGTGGATGCAAATTACCAACCACACGTACATATTCAAGGAAGTGGGGCGACTAGAGGATATATGGGTATAGGTCAAGGGAATACGAGTCCAACTTCATTGGTCGACATAAGCGGAACGACCGGTTATGACCAATTAAGATTAAGAACGACCTACATACCAACAAGCGCTTCTGACCCTAATGGTAATGTTGGTGATATTTGTTGGGGTCTTGATGGTGCGACACCTTACATTTATTTGAAAACCAATACTGGTTGGGTAAGAGGATTTTTAGGTTCATTCTTCTAATTTAATAAAATTATGGCAATACTAACAGAACAAATAAAGGCTAATACGGTTGAGTTAAATGATATAGTTCATATCGCAAGAGATGACCAATTCCAAAGTGAAAACGGCTCATCTTATAAAGTAACTATTGCTCAACTTATAGATGCAGAGGCATGTTGTTTGACTGGCGGAGAATATGTTCCATCGGCCAATACTATAAATTTATTTGGTCAGTCAGGTTCACTGTCATTACAAATACAAAACGTAAGTATTTTTAGCGGAGGGTCTAATAGTTGCATAACTAATTTATATCTTAATAACGTACATCCATGTGTCGAAAATATCAATATACAACCGATTGCAATAAACAATGCACGAACTTATTTTGGTAGACTTTCCGGAATTTCGGGATTTACTGTATTCCACACAACCCAAGCTAACAACAACGAAAACGGAGGTATTTTATTTAACTGTACAAAACTAATTCTAAATACTAATACAATTGACACCCCGGTTAGTTTTAGTTTTTTGAGCAAAAATAGAAGGTCTGGTTGGTATTTTTATGATAATTTCTCACAAGGTACTTTTAAAGATGTTCAGGAGCCATTAATGAATAGCCCCAACAATAGTAACTCAACTGCAATGGCCGTAATAACACCTGGTTTGGATAGTAGTAATAAAGTTGGTGCGGTCATGGGAATTGTAGGTCAGTTTGACAATACTTTGGGATATTATGGAGAGGCCTCAGATTCTTTTTTATCGACAACAACACACTCTAATGGTTTGAATATAATATCAACAGCGTTAGATGGTACAGGATTTATAAGATTTTATTTGGGATGTGATTATAATTCCTGTGCCGGACCCCAAGAAGATTACCCAACTCCGCATATTCATATAGATGGTAATCCGGGTACTAAAGGTTTTATAGGTTTTGGGCTTAAAAATTTATCACCAACTTCATTAGTTGACATTAACGGTGTAAATGCTAATAGACAAACTTCTGGATTTCGTAACTTACGATTGAGAACATCTTATACCCCACCAACTTTTGAAATTAATATACCTGTTGGAACTGTGTGTTGGGATAGTGAAGGAATTTATATAAAAATTAGTCTTGCGGTTTGGAGAAGATTCGCAATGGCTCCTTGGTAATATTTGATTATGAAGTTTTTTTCACCTAACTTTTGAAAAAAAAGTTATGGAAGATTTATCACCAAAAATTGATTTGAAAGGACAACCCACCGAAGTTTGTGAAAGCTGTAGTAATGAATATTTTAAGGAAGTGGTTCTAATCAAAAGAGTATCAAAACTATACACAGGTAGTTCTGAAGACACTCTTGTTCCTTTTCCCACCTATATGTGTGGTAAATGTGGTCACGTAAATAAAGACTTCGCATTGTTTGAAAAAGATTAACATGATTAAAAAACTAATTCACTTCAGTGACCTACACGTTAGGTTATTCAAAGACCACGACCTGTATCGTAAGATAATGGTTGATGCGTTTGAGCAATGGGAACAAATCGCTCCTGACCGAATTGTTTTCACTGGTGACCTTGTACATTCTAAAAATCAAATGACACCAGAGCTCGTTGAGTTTGTTGCTTGGGTGCTGACAGAGTGTTCAAAGATTGCTAAAACAATATTGATACCCGGCAACCACGATTTCCTTGAAAACAATATGGAAAGATTGGATGCTTTGACACCTGTGGTTGATTCACTTCGTAATGATAATATTATTTATTACAAGAACAGAGGTGTTTATAAAGATGAAAATATTGATTGGTGTGTTTACTCACTTATGGACCACAACATACCACCAGACATTGAAAAATCGGATAGGGTAAAGATTGGTTTGTTTCATGGACCGGTACAAGGACTTACTACCAATTTGGGATTTAAGTTTGAGGACGGGTTTGAGGCATCTAAATTTGAGGGTTGTGACCTTGTTTTGTGTGGAGACATACATAAGCGTCAGATATTCGATATACCTGGTAATAAGAAGGCGTACATGATTGGCTCAACCATTTGTCAGAACTATGGTGAAACAATTACTAAACACGGGTATGGTATTTATGACGTTGAAAAAGATGAATATCTCACCGTAGATTTGGTTAATCCAAGACCATTTTTATCATTTAGAATTAACTCATTTGAAGAATTAGAACATGGAACAGAAAAGCTCGTTAATTATTGAGTTAAGTAATCAAGACCATAATGATTTGATGTCATTCTGTAAATTGAATGACATTGAAATGGTCGATGATTTTGCTAAACTTTGTTTTCGTAAAGGTTATTATATAGAGAAGTACGGGTTATTGAATCAAGGACAACTACCTGATATTATCGAGAGAGAACTTGAGAAGAAGGTTATTGTTGAGGATAGTTCTAAAATTGAAGAACTACAGAATGAGATTTACGTGCTCAAGGGAAAACTTGAAAATCAAAAAGAAGTTGAATGTGGGAAACTTCAACAATCACTCATGGAATTGAATCGACAAATTGGTGACAAAAACAAAGAAATAGAAAATTTAAACAAAAAGATAGACGAGCTTGAGAATCTCACAAAAACTTCTTATGCTTTTTATCTAAAAAATTCAAATATAAAAGAAAGATTATGATGACTTATTTAATTGCATGGTTTGTGTTGGCGTACGGATTCACCAACATTATGGTTTATGGTAGTATATTTGCCGGAATGAGAAAAAGAATTGAGTTAATTGGAAACTCTCATATTCCCGGTATAGCACCAATTTTTTCATTCATATCTGGCATATTGTCATGTATGATGTGTTGTTCTACTTGGGTAGGTTTCTTTTTGGGATTGTTCATATTTTCTCCCTCATACTATTTTTTGGGAGCATCGCCTTTCGTATCTTGGTTCTTTGATGGATTGATGGCGTCAGGTGCGGTGTGGGCAATCAACAGTGTTATAGAATGGTTTGAAGAAAACCGACCAGCAAAGTAATTTTTAAAATTTATATATTATGCCAAAGTCAAGAAACAGAAAGAACCACAAACAGAAGGTTCAAAATCGTAACAACATGATTAAAGGAATTCGTCGTAAAATGGAAACCGAATACACCGAAATGCTTTCCAAGAAATTTGCGGAAATGCAAAGTGAAATGTCGGCAATGACCGAAGTAGAAGAGGCGACTGTTGTGACACAACAATAAAATGGATTTGTTTAATCCCCCACCAAATTTCAACTATAAAAAAATGATTCATAAGTTAGATACTAATTCGCTTGATAATCCATACATACAGGTCGTATGGGAGGATTATGCTGAAAATATCACGCAAGAAAAGATAAAAAGCGTAAGACATTATTTTCAAAAGAAGTATCTATCAACAAATGTTAATGTCATAACCAAGACAAAGACATCTGATGAGACCGTTCAGACAGTTGATATTTCATTCAATGTATTGGATAAGAATTATCAACTTGAATTAATGAAGTCTTTTTTAACTAATAAGGGTAATGATAACCTTTATGATGAAATTTATAAGTTGGATGGTATTGTTGATAGTAAGTTGGCGATGGATGACTCTGAAGTAACACCATTCAAACGGTGGTATATCAAAAAAATAGAGTTCTCTAACTTTCTATCATATGGGGAAAATCAAGTTGTTGATTTCACAAAGTGTGATGGTATCACGGTGATTGAGTCTAACCCACCAAACTTTGGAGGTAAGACCGTATTGTCGGTTGACTTGTTATTGTTCCTATTCTTCAATGAGACTACCAAGACATCAAAGGCTGAAGAGGTATTCAATCGTTTCACGGATAAGAACAAGGTATCTGTCAAAGGTGAAATCATTATTGATGGTGATGAATACATTATTGTTCGTAACATTGAACGTAAGAAGTCTAAAGCTGGTGATTGGAATGTTAAGACCGAGCTAGACTTCTTTAAGAAACTATCTGATGGTAGTCTTATGAATTTCACTGGTGAGCAAAGACGTGAGACTGAAACGTTTATCAAGAATTCTATTGGGTCAAAGGAAGATTTTCTTATGACTATCCTTACAACGGCAACTAATCTTGAGGATTTGATTGACTCTAAACCAACAGCTCGTGGTCAAGTGTTATCACGATTTATGGGTCTTGAGTTTCTAAAACGTAAGGAAGACGCTGCGAAGGAAGTGTTCAGTGAGTTTTCAAAATCAATGATTTCAAATGTTCATAATAGTGAGCAATTGAAAACTGAAATTGAGAATTGTAAAAACGGTATTCAAGAACATAAGAATACCATTGGTGAGAGACAGAGTGAATTAATTGATGTTCAGAACAGAATTATCAAAGGTCAAGAATATCGTGATGGGTTGTTAAAGAACAAACACACCGATATTGATAAAGAGATTAGTATGGTACAACCGGCTCAAGTTAAGTCCGAGATTGCCGACCTAAACTTCAAGAAAGATGTTGTGGTTAAACAATTATCTGAAGTCAAAGTTGTTGAACCATCCAAGTATTATCACGAAGACAAACACGATAAAGTTAAAGATGAATACAACAAATCATTTAAACAAATGGTTGAGGTTGAAAGTAAGATTAAATCAATTGAAGAATTAAAGAGTTCTGTTGAAGGTGGAATAAAATGTGAACACTGTGGAATTGACTTAATGATGGCCTCAATTACACAATCTAAAATTGCCGAACTTGATGGTTATATCCAGCAAAAAGACCAAATTTATACCACAATGCAGGTTTTAACCAGCACAGAACAAACATTTGTTAGACTTAAAAAAGAATTTGATGAATACGAAAAGAATAAACTAGTCAAAGAAAAACTCGACTTGAGCATTGAAAGTTTTGATATGAAAATTGAGAAACTCCATGACAAATTGAAAAAGTACGAAGAGGCCCAAGACAAAATTCAAGAAAATACCAAAATTGAAGAACAACTCCTCAAAGCCAATATGAGACTTGACGATTTGGAAAATCAAAAAACGTCAGTTAATAATGAGTTAACTCGTCTCAACTTTGACATTGAAAAACTTAATGATAAGATTGATAATAACAATAAGATTATTGAGAAGATAAAGCAAGAAGCGGAGAGAGAAAAAATCTATAAAGTTTATTTGGAGATTTATGGTAAGAACGGAATTTCAAAGATTATCATGAAAACCATGATGCCACTTATCAACTCTGAACTTCAAAGACTTTTAGAAAACAGTTGTCATTTCAGATTGGAAATTCAAATTAATGAAAAGAATGAGGTTGAATTCATCATGGTTGATAACAATACCCAAGTTGAAAAACTTATGTCATCAGGGTCAGGGTATGAACGTACAATAGCATCGCTGGCGTTAAGAGCGGTATTAAGTAAGATATGTTCATTACCAAAACCAAATATCATAGTTTTTGATGAAGTTTTTGGTAAAATATCTAATGATAATCTTGAAATGGTTTCAGAATTTTTCACAAAAATCAAAGATTATTTTGAAAAAATTTTCTTAATAACTCACAATCCATTAGTTACCAACTGGTCGGATAATGTTATCAGGATTAGAAAGGAAGAAAATATTAGCTACGTGTCACAATAATTTGTGTAATTGAAAAGTTTGAGTATCTTTGTCAAAAATTAATCATATGAACTACTTATTAATTGTATTCGGAAAAAATATGAACGAAGTGTCGGCAATCGATATTTGCGAAAAAATTACAGGAGAAGAAAAAATTCATGAGGTACAATACCATGTAACCGATGACTCCATAACAATACTGTTCAAGAGTATTCTGGCCCAAAAGAAACTACATCAAATTTTCTCACCAATTTTTGGAGAAAAGAACACAATCTATGTTCTATTAGAAAATGTCAGCGACATAAACTCCGCTAACATGGCTAAAGGAATTTACCAAATGTTCTTCAATAATGAAGAGGTGAATGAAAATGAAGAAGTGATAGAATTTGAAGAGGAGGAAGAATTTGATATCGATGTTAGTAAATTAAGAGACTTATTGAATAAGAAAGTTGAAGAAAAAGAATTAACTTTGGACGAAATCTTGGATAAGATTAATACCCAAGGGATATATTCACTAACAGATAAAGAAAAAAAACAATTAGATAATTACGCAAACAATATATGAAAGACAAAAACACAGGTATTCCTATTAACCAAGAAGAAATTCAATATTACCTCAAAGACATTCGCAAAATAAAGGTAATGTCTCCCGAACGTGAGCGTGAGCTCGCCTCAAGAATGTTGTCTGAAAACATTACAGATAAGGAACGTAAAGAAATTGAAAAAGAATTGTTGATTGGTAACTTACGTTTTGTAATTACCGTGGCCAAACAATATCAGAATCAAGGATTAGATTTCCCTGACCTCATTGCCGAAGGTAACTTGGGTCTTATGAAAGCTATCCATAACTTTGATTGGAGTAAAAATCTTCGTTTCATATCATACGCAGTGTGGTGGGTTAAACAATCAATCCTTCAATCTCTTAACGACAATGCTCGTACAATCCGACTACCAGTAAATGTTGTACAGGACCTACAACGAGCAAAGAAAGAGGTTGAGTCAAAGGGTGGTAAGTTGGATGAGAAGTTTGAGATGTTACCTTCGATTATTGACCTTGATATGAATATCAATGAGGAAGGTGATACACTTGTCGATATTATTAAAAATGAAGACGCTGACATGCCTGACGCGGTATTCAACAACAAAGATGTACTGAAGTCGGAGTTAATCAATCTTCTAAACGTTTTGGACGAACGTGAAAAAGTAATCGTACTTGACTACTTTGGTCTAACTGGTACTCCACGAACATTGGAAGATATCGGAACAGATTTTGGTCTTACCAAAGAACGTGTAAGACAAATCAAAGAGAAAGCGTTGAGGAAATTACGAAACGAAAGTTCAGTACTTTTCGACTACATGTAAAAAATAAAAGACCTTCTATTTATTATAATAGAAGGTTTTTTACTTTTATAATAAAACTATCATGAAAAAAGTATTAGAATTTTTAGACGCATGGGGTGTTAGAATTTCAAGTATTCTCATCCTTATTATCTTTTTCAAAACCTGTAGTACTAACACACGTATAGAAAAGGTTAAAGATGTATCCTTAAAAAATAATGAGAGAATTGACTCTTTGGCTATCGAATTGAGAAAAGAAATCAAAATCGAAGGTTTGGAGGCGGAGAGAAGAATGATTCAATCAACCGATAGAGAGTTGATGGATGTTACAAGACAAGAAAGGATTGGTAATATCATCGACAGTTTAAAAACTCGTAAATGAGAAAAATATTTAACTGGGTTGTAGAACACCCCAACAGAACTATGTTCTTGATACCAATTATATTGGTAGCTATTATCTCAATATCCCACGTCGTTTCTTGGTATGACATAGCCAATCCATTTAATTGGGCCATCTACTTATCAATTGCAATTGAGATTGGTGCAATGACGGCTCTTGTTGCTGCAACCAACAAAATTAAAGGAGGGGTTTGGTTTATGTTTGGGTTGATTACCTTCATTCAAATGATTGGTAATATCTACTTCTCGTTTAAAGAAATTGAGGTTAATGGGGAATTATTCAGGTCTTGGGTTGAATTAACATCACCTGTATGGGAAGCTCTTGGCTCTGATATGTCTGATATGACATCGGCAAGAAGATGGTTGGCGTTTCTTGAAGGAGGTTTGTTACCTATTATATCATTGACATCGCTTCACTTCTTTACAAAATACGATGTTGGGAAAAAAGAAAACAAAATTGGAATTGAAAAGATTGTTGTTGAAAAAACGGTAGAAGTACCGGTTGAAAAGATTGTCGAGGTGGAGAAAATTGTTGAAGTACCTGTTGATAAGATTGTGGAAGTTGAAAAGATAGTTGAGGTAGAAAGAATAGTCGAGGTACCCGTTGAAAAGATAGTTGAAGTACCAGTTAGAGACGAGCAATCATACGCACAACTATTATCAAGGATTGCTGAATTAGAAAAAATGCAACCTCCTGTTGTTGAGAAAATAGTTGAAGTCCCCGTCGAAAAAATAGTTGAGGTGGAGAAGATAGTCGAAGTACCGGTCTATATTGAAAAAGGTAACGATGATGATGAAAACTCAAGAAGATTGACCTACTCAAAGTAAAATGACCTATGTTCGAATTAATAAAATACGGAGAGTTTGAAGTAGGGGACCACAACAACAAAATTCAGATAATATTACTTAATACTTTAAGAGACAAAGAAACGTTTTTGAACTCCGCGAAGTATAGATTTAACGGGAAAAATCAAAAAATACCTAACTACTTAATCACTAGGGAAGGTAAGATTATTCAACTATTAGAAAACACTGAAAGTCCTAAATTCTTTTTGGATAAAAAAATAAATCAGAATTCTATTATAGTCTGTTTAGAAAATTTAGGTTGGTTACAAAAAGAACCTTTAAACGAGAATTACATTAACTGGATTGGAGATATTTATAAAGGTAATGTGTTCGAAAAAAAGTGGAGGGATTATTTCTTTTGGGAACCTTATAGTGAAATACAAATCGAAGCGACAGCTTTTATATGTAAAAAATTGTTCGAAGAAATATCCATAAAGAAGCAAGTGGTAGGACACAATACCAAAATTAATGGAGCCGAGAGAACAGAGGGAGTTTTATGTAGAAGTAATTTCAGTCAAGATTTTACTGACGTAAATCCTTCTTTCGATTTTGAACTTTTTTTAAAATATATAGAAGATGAACAATTCACATGATGAAATTAAAAAATTACTTCGAGCATCTCGTGAGATGTTGTCTAGTACTGAAGTAATTGACGAAACAAATAGAATTAAAAACCAATACGGTATTCTAACTGAACAAGGAGTTAGCTTGGTTGGGGGCGGTAATGTCACTAAAAAACTTAATGTTGCTAAATCTGTTGAAGATGAAATTGAGGATGACGAACAAGAAATGGACCCATCCAAAGAGGATAAGAAACAGGCTTACAGAATATCAGGAGGTATTTTAGTATTACACGGAAAGGACAAGACAGATTTAGAATTGACTACCGACGAGAAAATCGCGTTCCAAGAAACTATGGACGAATTCGTGTCAGAAGTTTCCGATTTAGTAGATTTCAACAAATTAAATGTATATACAAACAATGTTGAATGGTCAGGTAAAATTATTGATTTTGATATAGAATTTTTCTACTCGATAGGTGAAGAAAATGGAATCTATCTAAATGGAGAAATGATTAAAACTGACGAGAAATTTTTGGATTTGATAACAAAACTAAAAACTTATTATGAAAAATTCAAATCTAAATGGGCTAAAATTTTGGCTTCTCGTAAAAAAACAAAACCTGAAGAATGATGAACTTGAAAGATATTATAAGTAATTTACTAATCATCGCAGTTGGTGCTTTGGTTGTGTATTCATTAATGCTTACTACAGATTTAAGTGTTGATGTTAAATCTTACTATGACAGAGTTGATGGGTTACAGACCAAAATTGATTCTGCTATGGCGGTCAATCAAAGAATTGACAATAAAATTGCTAAACTCGACTCGGCTATTTTGGTTATTAATAACGAAATACACCTTGTTGATGAAAACATAAACATAATTAAAACTAGAACAAATGCCAAAGTTTCTGCTGTTGATAATTTTAACTATTCTGAACTTCAAAAGTTTTTCTCAAAAAGATACAACCCAAATAACCCTAAGTAACCAAACTGCCAAGTTAGTTATAAAGGATATTTTAGCCGGTGACGGGTGTAAAGAAGAGCTCGAGCAAACTTACCTAAAGATTGCTAAAATGGAGGAAAGAGATATCCAAAAGGATAGTGTTATTTATTTCCTTAAAGAAAAGGATTTAAATAATCAAAACATTATAGGTTATAAAGATGGTCAAATAGGACAATTAAGAGAATTGTCTAAAAATTTAGAAGACGCAATAGAAGACCAAAATGATAAAATAAAATGGTGGAGACGAGGAGCTATTGCTGGAGGAGTTACCACATTACTATTATTAATAATTGCTTTTTAACATGGCACTTTCAGACACCGATAAAAAACAAATTGAAGTCATGATACGTAAAGAAATCAAAGACTTCATTGGTAGTAATACCATGAGACAATATGAAGACAAACTTATTGACACTATTTCTCGAGAAATCAAAAGAGGAAAGATTGAGGGAGATGTTAAAGAGGTAGTCATAAAAGTATTCAGAGAGTTTTACAATTTTATGTGGACTCAAAGAGGATATTGGGAACCAAGATTGAAAAATGCTTAAAGAAGAAGAAAGTTTTACCAATAGGCTTAAAAGTGAAATTAATATAGGTGAGGATGAAATGGAAGAGGACTGGTCTGAAAAGTATAAAAAAAGTATTGACTGTAATAACCCAAAAGGATTTAGTCAAAGAGCTCATTGTCAAGGGAGGAAAAAGAAAATGAAAGAAAATATAACCGAAGCCGAAAGAACATTAATGGCAAGATTGAAAGACTTGGCAAGAAAACACGTCAAGGGTGACTCAAAAGATGCTAACCGAAAGGAAAAAATACAAAAAATGTTTGACATGTTAGTAAAACAACTTCACAAAGGTACAAAGGTGGAGATGGAACACGACATGGGTAAAGAGGAGGCTCAAAAAATAGCTTTAGACCATTTGGAGGAATTTCCTGATTATTATACACGTTTAAAAAAGGCGGAGGCGGCTGAAGCCACAGGCTCGGGCTCGGCTGGTGGGTTTGAGGTCCCCTTATTTTCTGAACCAAAAAAACTTGATAGTATGTTCAAATCAGAACAACCTAAAAAGAAAGTTAAAGGAGGTTTTGTTAATGACGAAACCCCCAAGAAGGTCGAGGCTACCGAAGCTACCAGCTCTTCTTCTGTTGGTGCCTATGACGCACCAGGTTTTGAAGATGTTAAAATGAAAGGTAATAATGAACGTGGTTCAGGTAGGTCATATAAGAATACACAAATACCTGGTGGAAAATTTGTTAAAGTTAAGGAAAAATGTAAAAAATTTCCTTATTGTAATCAGGGAGATATTAAAGCTTTGAAAATTTGGGAGAATAAGACACTCCAAAAAGTCATAACAGACATAAGTAAAAAACAGAATATTAGTGAGAGTGTAATCAAAAATATTATTGCTTACGAACTAGGATTAATTTAATTAAATTGATATTTATATAAAAAAATTAAAGATGAGACAAAAACTTAACGAAACCTATATTAATAGTTTGGTTGAAAAAATTATCAACGAAACTATCCATGAAAAGGCTGAACAAATCGAAAATATGTTGATGGGTAAGGAGACTGAAGAAGGTAATGCCTTTACAGCAGCTCTCGCTAAAACTAAAAAAGGAGAAAAATTTAAGGTAGGTGATAATACATTTACCGATACTTCGGATTATAATGAAGGTGAATTGGGTGAGGGTGAAAGTGTTTGTGAACAATGTGGTGCTAAAGGTCCTATCATGGAAGGAAACATGTGTGAACAGTGTTCAATGAAAGAAGGTGTTTACGAGGAAGAAGATATGGATGTAATGGATATGGAAGATGATGAGGATGAACAAAACAAAGAGTTTTGTCAATATCAAAAAAGTAAAATCGATAGTGAAGACGATGAAGATGTTAGAAATGATATGGTTCAGAGATATGAAGAAAAATGCTCTAGCATGGAAAAGAGCATGAAAGACTTAGCTCGCAGACCAATTAACATGAATGAAAAATTAGTAGGAGGACAAAAAAGGTTAGATAAAAACAATAATGGAAGACTTGACTCTGAAGATTTTAAAATGTTGAGAAAAAGTAAAAAAAGTGGTGGCGAAACTAAGGAAATTTGGGGAGCTTTGGCAGGTGCTGCTGAAGCGGCTTTACCTTATGTGGCTCCGGCGGCAACTGATTGGGCTTTAGACAAAATGTTTGGTGAAAATGTCGAGAAAAAAAATACAATAACAATGACCGAAGGAGAACTAATTAACTTCATTGAAAAAATTATCAAAGAAGAAAAATTGAAAGCAACTACTAAACATAAAGGATTAGCGACTTATGAAAAAGCTCACAAAGGTTCAGGTAAAGAGAACGAAGATTATCTAAAGAGTGTCACTAAAAAAATGAAAGACTATTTAAAAGATGGTTCTAAAGGGGATTATGAAACTGAACCTGACTTTTTCCCAAAAGGAAATGGTGAATTGGGTGATATGAAAAAGAAGGCTTATATACCTTCAGACGCGGTTCAAGACTATGTAGATAATCTTACTGCCGCTGGTCAAGAAAACCTTGATTATGATGAAATACATCCTAATGAAGATTGGGTAAGTGATAACATTGAGGGGTCATCAAGAACAGGTAATAATCCTGAATGGGCAAATACTGGTAAATCTGATGTTAATAAAAAGAGAAACGAGATACGTGAGAAGAATATGTTGGCAAAGATTAAGAGAAAGGCTTACAATAAAGCACCACAACCTGTTGTTACCGATGAGACTGGCGATACAGGTACTGGTAAGTTAATGATGAAGCTAGAATCTGAAAACGAGAAGACAACTCAAAAATTGAATGAAGAATTTGATAGAATGAAACAACTTCTCGGTTACAGTCAAAAAACACAATAATATACAATTAAATATTATTTCTTATTATTTCTCCATAAGGTTTCTTATGGAGAATTTTTTTAATTATGTGACCAAACCGATAAGTCCTGAGGATGTTGATGTATGGTTCAGAAGTAATAATATGATTGTAGAAAAAATTGAATTGTATCACGATTTTACTCGTTCTTTATATGATTTGATGATGGACACCTATTTTGGTCATGACAGTAAAAGTAATGAAACCAAAATAACCATGTCAGATGAGGACAATGAGAAACATTTTAACTGGTGTTGGAGTAAAGTGATTAATAACTTCGAAAAAGAGAGTATTGTATTTGAAGAAACTGGAGAACACTATGACTACTTCAAGTCATTTTTCGATGAGATATTTTATGAACAAAAAGAAAGTATAATTAGAGAGTCTGTTGGGGATTTTTTCACAGAATTATTTGACATCAACAAAGGGTTTACAAAGTCAGATTTAGACATGGTTACATCAATATATAGGGCGTTAGAAAAAAATATTAAAATATAAAAAATCCTTTTTTTATTTACATCTAGCACAAAAAAATTAATTTTACTCTATAATAAATCATTAAAAATTGTAACGATGGATACACTAGAACAAATCAAGTCCCTCACAGAAGAATTGTCTGTTGATGCGACTAAATTTTTCAAGGGTAATAAGAGTGCCGGTACTAGAGCTAGAAAGTCAGCTCAAGAATTGAAAGCTCTTTTACAAACTTTGAGAAACGAAATTTTGGACGAAAGAAAAAAAACTGAGGATGCTTAATTTTGAATCTTTATTTTTATTTTGTTTTATATTTTCAGTTTTAAATGTTCTACGAACATGTTTTAGGTTAATAAGTGCCCTGCTACAGGCAAACCCACAACAGTTTGTTCTCGGTAGTAGGGAGCTTATTATCCTCGGTATCAGTATTTCATATGCCTTAACATACATAATAAAGGGTTAATCATGAGTTTATATAAAGAATTTTCAACATTATTTCCATATCTTCAGTCAGTTAGAAAACTACAAAACTTTTTAAGTTTTGATGTGATGTTTTCTACAACATGGAAATTACCAAAAAAATATGTGGACGAAGAAAAAGTCATGGAACAAGAGTCCAAGACTGCTAATATGAGATTGTTTTCTTTTGTTTCAGAAATTGACGAACAATCAATTGAAAAAGTATCAACAAACATTCAGAGTATAATAAATTATAATTTAGAGAGAGAAGAGAAAGACCAACTTTTTCAAGAAAAAGTAAATGAGCTTAAAACATTATTTGAAAAACAATCTCTAAAGAATTTAAAGCAACTCAAATTTGAGTTCAAACAAACTAAAATAGAATTGGAGGATAATGTAGATGAAATCCGAGAAAGCGCTAAATTGGTTTCAGAGTGAAGTTGAAAAAGATAAAGTTGATTTAGAAAGAGAAAAATTAAACTTTATCAATTCAATTAAAACAAAAAATAAAGAAGAAATTATACCACAACCACCCAAAAAACTTAATCTATGGCAGAGAATAATGAAGGTGTTAATAGGATGATGGAGAAGTTCGCTTTACTTGCGGACGCCATGGAAAATATATATCCCCAAGGTAGAGGAGTTGTGGTGTTTGAGTTGAATGAAGATGATTTCAATCTAACTCAAAAAGAAATGCTAATACCTACGAATGTAAGTTCCCAATTCAAAGTTGATATTTCAGGGACTGAATTCATTTTTTTGAAACGTGAGTTGTTGAATGACGAAACAGATACGATTTAGGGAAACCTTTTTCTTCTAATATCTTATATAGATATTTTCTTTGTATAGTTGAATGGTCTTTGACAAAAATAGTATCGTTTCTTTTTTCTAATAGAAAGTGATTGTAAAGAGAGTCTATAAACCTAGATGAATCTTCAATAGTCTTTAGAGTAAATAACTTATAATCGTCATCATTTTGTATCACAATTTTATTATTTATTGATGACACCATAGACATACGGTTCTTTGGTAAATAAGTTGAGATAAGTTGTTCTAACGATATCTTCTCACCTGTGGAGTAATCTAAAACTTTATCAGGTATTTTGTAGTTATCTATTTTGATAATCTCGTATTTGTCATCTTCAAGAGTGACTTTACTCTGTCTCCCAAATTCGTCTTTTGTGTATAATGGAATTTGTTTATTATCATTTAGTTTTATTATTGCCAGTTCGTAATTACATGGCGACCCATTCTCAAAAGATTTCTCAAAAATAACCTTATTACTTTCTTTAATCATAGTTTCAAACACAGAAACAGTTTTTTTGTGGGTCTGAAACTTGTTGATTATTTTCTTTTTTACTTTATTTTTGAAAAGAACAATCTGATAATTAAAATTGGTTTTTTCCATAACAAAAATATAATAGAATAAAAAAATGAGTGTAGAAAGTTTTTACGATATTTTGGGTGTAACTGAAACCGCAACACAAGATGAGATTAAAAAGGCTTATAAGAAGAAAGCAGTTGAGCATCATCCTGATAAAGGTGGGAATGAAGACGTGTTCAAAAAAGTTTCCGAGGCGTATGATACATTAGGAGATGAAGGGAAACGTAGAAACTACGATAGTCAAAAGAATAATCCATTTGGTCAAACAGGATTTAATCCGTTTGATGACTTCTTTAATGGCGCTTTTGGACAACAGTTTAATCAAAGACGAGCTGTCCCCGATAAGATTATAGACGTTACAATCGGGGCAATAGAATCTTTTCTTTCAAGGGATAAGTCAATTACATATTCTAGACGTACAGAATGTCCTACTTGTCATGGACAAGGTGGTGATAGAATTAACTGTAATCAATGTGCTGGACAAGGATTTACAACCACAAGGGTTGGTAATGGAATGTTTATTCAAATGGTTAGACAAACTTGTGGTAGTTGCCAAGGACAAGGATTCACATATAGGACCAGATGTGGAGGATGTAATGGTGAATGTACAATAGCTTCATTAGAAACAATCAATGTAAAACTACCTCACGGGGTCGATGACGGACAGTTCTTCAAATTACAAGGAAGTGGTGATTATATCAATGGTATGTATGGAAATCTTGTAATGAGAGTTAGAATTGTTGCTGAAAATAACTTTGAAAAGGCTGGTAATGATTTGGTGTATAATGCGTTTTTTAATTTAGAAGAATTACAAAAAGATTCATTCAACATACCTCACCCTGATGGTAATATAGAAATAAAGGTTCCTACAGAATTTGATACGTCAAAACCCCTTCGAGTTAAATCGAAAGGGTTTAATACTAACGGAGTTGGGGATTTGTTTATTAAACTTTTTGTTAAGTTTAAAAAATAGAGATAATGTCCTTCACTAATGATACCATTCCGTAGAATGCGAAGAATATTATTGACACGGCAATAATTGCCCCAACTTTTTCCTTTTTTGAAAACTCAAATTCTGGAAATTTTTTCTTACCACAACTTGAACAACCTTTTTTCTTTTCTTCCATATTATTTTTTTAGTAATAATAAATAAAGGAATAAATTTTTCAATTCAAAATTTGCTTTTTTAAGGTTTATTGATTATGTTTGTACCATGTTAAGCTATATAGGAGGTAAATCAAAGATAGGTAAATGGATAGTTCCATATTACCCAAAGGACATGGAAACATATGTTGAAACATTCGGAGGAATGTTTTGGTGTTTCTTTAATATGGATTTGAAACAATACCCAAATCTCAAACGGGTTGTTTACAATGACTTCAATCCACTAAATTACAATTTGTTCATGTGTCTTCAACAACCTGAATTATTATTGTCTGCGGTAAATTCAATACCGTGCCAGCAACAAGGAGTTGAAGTTACACCGGCAATATATAAAGAACAGTTTAACGAGTTTCAACAAGAAATATTTGGGGATGGTTTTACAATCAACTATCCTGACTATGATGTCGCGGCAAAATACTCATACGTTCTTACACAAGTGTTCAGTGGTTCTAAACCTGAAACAAGTTCGTTTATTGATTTAAAGGGTAAGTACAAATCAAAGTATCTTACGTTCAGAGACAAGTTATCTAAACCTGATTGGGTAGAACATTTTAACAGGATAAGTCATTTTAGATTGGGTGACTTTGAGAATGTTATTAAGGAGTTTGATAGCTCTACAACTTATTTTTATCTTGACCCACCGTATTGGAAAACCGAAAATTACTACTCAAACCATGACTTTGACCGTGATGACCATGAGAGACTGGCAAATGTGTTGAAAACTATTGAAGGAAAGTTTTCGTTATCTTACTATGATTTCGTACTTTTGTCGGAGTGGTTTCCCCAAGACCAATATAGATGGGAAAAGAAGGAATTTGCTAAGGCCGCCGCAGCAAAGAAAGGACAATCCCAAAATATGGGTGAGGAGTTGCTAATTATGAATTATTGATATATTTATAATAAAAAAATAGACATGAAGTTTACATCACTTTTAACAAATTTGATTTTGGAAAATTCAAGATTCCAAGTTCTTTACGACAAGATGGTTAAACCTGCTAAGGGTCAAGAAGGAGACGCCAGAAAACCTAAAGGTTTGATGGACTTTGAAACTTTGAAGCAAATAATTTTTGCTGACCCAACAACCAAAGCACCACAAGGTATGACACCTGAAACTGCAAGTGTTGAGGACATGGAAAAAGTTAAAGTTGGTAAGTATAGTCAATGGCTGTTGAAGAATTTTGTAATGCCAACTTTTAATGATGAAAGGACAAATATCGAAAAGGGTACTGCTGAATACAAAAGAGCGATGGATGAGTATCAAAGATTGTTTATTGAGGACTTGTTTAAAGTTACGGAGGACCTTAAAAAATATGAAAGGTTTAAAAACCAATTCCCTCAAGACAAGAGAGATATCAACAAATTAACAGTTGATGATGTTTTTGAATTGACTAAAGATTTGAGTCTTGAGAAGACTAAAGCTACAAAATCTGAAAAAGAAAAGGCAAAAACAACCTATGAACACCCTGGCGCAGAAATCATGTTTAGAGGCCCAAATTGGACTTTAGTTAAAATTGAAGACCAAGGTACTCTCGGTTCAGACGCCGCTTCATTCTATGGTGGTTATTATCTTTATAATGAAGGAGAGTCAAGATGGTGTACGTCTCCACATAATTCAAATTATTTCAGAACATATATTAAGGATGGTCCTTTGTATGTTGTATTACCTAATGATGATGGAGGTAGTGTTGGGCAAAAGACAGGTCTTCCACAAGAAAGATATCAGTTCCACTTCCCTTCAGGACAGTTTATGGATAGAGAAGACCGCCAGATTAATTTGGTTGAATATCTCAACGGTAAAATGTCTGAACTCAAAGAATACTTCAAACCTGAATTTGCTAAAGGATTGGTAAGTAAAGGTGGTGATAAGGTTGAAATTAACTATCCTGATAGCTCTGCCGGTAAATTCATTGCGTTATATGGTTTTGAAGATTTGTTTGAGACATTACCTGAAACAATTGAGAAACTTCTTATTACTAATAAATCTAAAGAACAAATTGCTTTGGATGTACCGGAATCATTGGGTAGATTCACTAATCTTGATGGTTTGTTACTTAACAATATTATTAGGTCTTTACCGGAATCGATAAGTAATCTTCAAAAACTTAAATTCTTGTCTTTGAATAATAACAAAAATCTTGAGTCATTACCGGAAGGTATGGCGGATTTACCAAAATTGGCATTTGTTAATTTGGTTGGTTCTAATCCTAATGTTCAGATACCTGATAGATTGAAAGAAAAGATGAGTGAAGAAATGCCAGGTTTTTGGCATGTTGATTAAAAATTTTTTGGCGGTTTGATTTGTTTTTCTATATTTGTAAAAAAAAATTATGATGAAAAACGTCGATGTGGAAATTTATGTTAATCAGATGATTTCTTTTTTTGAAAAGAATCCGAATGACCTATCTAATTTGATTGGAGAATCGTTGAAAGATAGGTTTTTTGACAAAATCCGAATCAAGTGCTATGAAAACTTGGAAACAGGCGATGAAATTTCTTTAACACAAAAACAACTTATTGACATTGTTGTCGAACTTAAAACGGAAGAAATCTCTTCGGGGTCTTCCGTGGTTATTCACGATGTCTTCGAACAAAACAAAGTTGGTATCTTTTGTTTAAATTAATTTGGCAGGACAGGATTTCCGATGTATATTTGTACCACAATTAAAAACAATAAACCCCATGATGACAATCCAAGAACTTCAATCAGCTACCCCATCAGTATTCAACACTCAAAAGTCAAGTAAACTTTCAGACCGTTACGTGGTTGTACCAACCATTGAGGTTATCAACAACTTCATTGACGCAGGTTGGCAAGTCGCAAGTGCCAAACAAGTAGGTCAAGGAATGTTCGCTAAACATTCTGTTCGTCTTCGTAACTCGGACCTTCCTAAAGTAGGTGACTCACTAGTTGAGGCAATCATCACCAACTCTCACGATGGACGTACCAAACTCCAAGTTGGGGCAGGTCTATACCGACTTGTATGTTCAAACGGACTTGTAGTCCCAATGCAAGAATTGGTTAACATTAACCAACGTCATATGAACATTCAGATGGATGAGGTTTACCAAATCACAGAGAAGTTTCTTGAGATTAGTCCTGTGATTGAGCGTTCAGTAAATCGTATGATGGAGAAGGAAATGTCAATGGATGAAAAGATTGACTTCACAACCAAAGCTATCGGAGTACGTTGGAAGAACACAGAGGACATCTCAACACTGACTCTCGAGTCAATTGTTAATCCACTCCGTGTTGATGACTTCGAAAGCACTTTGTGGAATACCTTCAATGTAGTCCAAGAGAAGTTGATTCGTGGGGGATTTGTTAAAGAGCAAGGTCGCAACAAGCGTACAGTGAAACCAATCACTTCACTGAACATGGACACCATGATTAACCAAAAGTTGTGGGAACTTGCCGAAACATTCATCTAATCAAAATGGGGGAGGAAACTCCCCCATTTTGATTATTTGGAATATTGAATTATTTTTATTTAGAAACTTCCCACCATTTAGGACCTTCGTTAGATAAAAAGTCTACCTTTTTTTCATTTTTACCACCCATTGATACAACCCAAGTAATCATAGCTTCTCCATCTTTACTCAGTAATTTAGTTCCTGGAGTTGCTAATCTTTCCCCATGGACACTATGAAAAATAATCGGAATTCCGTTTTTAATTGCACCTACATAACCAACGTGTGTATTAAAAGTAAATGGTGTTTTGTCTTGATAAATACCGGTTTTGTCTAATTGTCTATTTTGGACAGCTCTTTCACAAAATGCTTTTCCTTTATTACCTGAGTTACCATAGTACATACCAACAATATCCCCAACCTTTAAAGATGAAAGATTTACGTTTGATTTGGATGGATAAAAACTAGAAATGGTTGATGAAATTTTACTACCATTTTTACAACTTTTATCTTTACCCTCACCTTCTAGCTCAAAACAAGAACAAGAGTCCGAGTTTACAAATTTTGAGTTTCTAATATTGTCCCAATTAATCGAACCGTCGGTGAACATATTATATAAAACTGACCCTTTAGTTTTTGCGTTAACAAAAGCTTGCCACGCATTTCCAAGATAGTTACCCGTCATTTTTCTAACATATTCAGAACATCCTTCACCACCGCCATTACCAATTGTGGACTCATTTTTATCTGAAATTTTATTACAAAGTGTATTATCAACCGCAACACAACTCTCTGTTCCCGACACTTTATTTTTTTCCTCAGATTTTTTTTGTAAAGACTTAATACCCATACTCATTACAGTTTTTGTATCTATTTTACCTGTAATTGGTAAGTTATTATCTTTTTGATATTTTTTTAAAGCGGTTATTGTTTTTCCCCCAAAAATCCCGTCAACTCCGTCTAAATTTTTTCCACTCCTACCCAATAAACTACCATATTTAGGTTTAAGTTTTTTTTGTACGTCATACACAGTTTGGGAAAAACCTTCATCTAATCTAATTTTATTTTTTGATTTTGAAATGGCTTCTTTGTGTAAATTCAAAATTCTACTTTGTTCTTCTTCGGATATTAGTAATTTTTTTAACATTTTGGGGTTTTTATATAAATATTTAACATACCTATAATTGTTAATAAGTTTATGTAAATTTATTTTTTTTTGGGATTGATTTTAACTTATCTTTGTTTTTTTAAAATAAATAAAATGAAAAAAACACTAATAATCTTGGGATTTATAAGTTCATTTATAATATTTTCAATCTTGAAAAAAGACAAATTGTATTACATACCGTTTGATATTCCTGGTAAACAAATGGCGGCCACAATACCTCCATTCGGTATTTTTATCGAGTCAAAATATCGTTCTAATGAAGAAATGTTAAGACATGAGTTGGTACATTGGGCTCAATACAAGAGGATGGGAGTTTACGGATTTTACTCTACGTATTTATCTGAGTACAAAAAGTACGGTAGGTTTGATGGGCCAATGGAAGTAGAAGCTCGAAAATTAAGTAAAATTAAAACAAAACACAAAATGTGTTTTGATTAACGTATTTTATTTTATTCTATTATTTTATACAGGATAAACTTTTAGCTGTATTAACGACCTCCTTCAAATATCCTAAACTGCTAATATATTGAATTGTTGGTTCATCTGAAACTAAATTAATTGCTTTTTGGGTTACTGTAGTTGTATCAGTTTTGATATTTGGAATATAGTTTTTTATAACTTGGTTTTTATCTACTTTTAGTACCAAATCAGGTTTATCTTTAGGAAATGGTTGATATACACCATTAATACTATCACACGGAGCCATAAATTCAGGATTGTTTGTTTTACAATATTTTTTCTTAAATCTAGATGAACCTAAATTATATGACATAATTGCGGCATCCATAACACTATTATTTGATGAAGATGGATTATCTATGAGTTGACCTTGGTTTATTATTTTAGACGGACTTTTACTATCATAATATGGGGTTAATTCTTCGTATAAATTTATAAGGTGTTTAGTAACTGCTAAAAGTGAACCTGATAATGACATCAATTCCTCCAAATCTACTCCATATTTTTTTGCGATATCTGGAGTCATTTGAGCAATTCCCATACTCGGAACCCAATTATCTTTATTAAAAACTTTTTTAGCCCCATATTTCAAAACCTCACTAAAACCCGGTATTGTATCACTAAGCTTATTCATCAAGTATTCTGGTGCTGCTTTAATACCGTACATACCCATAACCTTACCAAAATCAGATTCTCTACCAATTATTCCTATTGCATATTTTACGTAAAGTGGGTCAAAACCTTCAGAAATTACAGATACCGCAGCTGTTGAAATTTCAGGTGTGGTACAAGTATATTTGTTGAGGTTCAAATCGTATGTTTTGACAACGCTTTGACTTTTAATTGGGGTATTTTGGGTGACTGGTTGTTGTTTGGATACTTGTTGCATTCGATTCATTCCTTGAGCATATTTTTTTTGTTCTTCAGGCTTCAATGTGTTAGTTTTAAATTTGGTTTGCTCTAAAATTATTTTTTTTACAATTTTAAACAAATCAGATTCAGTGAGTTTGATAACTTTTTTCATTTGACTATAAAAAAATAAATATGTATCTTATTTCTTAATAAATAGATTTGAAATCAAATTAATACAGTCAGATTAACAAAATTACTTATATTTGAAAAAAATTTTTTAAGATATAAAAATCTATATTTAATACTACATAACTTTATTCTATGACTGAACTTCTATCAAAAAGGTTTGAGACCTTCGTGTCGTTGGAGCATCACGACTTCAATGAGTTAACTTTTACCGAAGAACAAGACGACTTAAATATTTTTTCCCTTTCAAATGGGAGGTTTTGGGAGGGAAGATTATCGTTCTCACTAAAACAAAAACACACGAGCAAGGAGGTATTTGAGGAAAACTTCAAAAATCCTTTGTATAATCTATTTCATAGAAGGATGACTGGTGTTGTTGCTGCGGATGATGAGAGGATAACATTAAAGTTTTTTTTGTATTCAAGAAACCGAAGACCTGATGAGAAGTTTGTAAGAATTACTACAAATTGTGTTTACATGACCTATAACTTCAAAAAGAATTGTCTTTATACGGGAATTGTAAATGGATATCATAAAAAGAAAAAAGTTAATAAGTCAGTTAAGATTGTGTCATTTTCTAACGATACGGTAAATGATTTGTTGGGTAAATACATAACATGGTTTCATTTTGTTCATGAAAATTTACCTGAAAAGAAAACCACCAAAAATGGTTTTTATGATTTGTTAAGTACGTTTATAGATAACATACCTGGCGTAGTTTATGACAATGAAAAGTATGGTACTAAAACCATCCATAAGACTATTTTAACCAAAAAGAATATTAAGTTATCCGACAATTGGTCTTCATTTTCTTGTCATTTTCCCCAACCAAAGGCGAAAGACTTCAAGAAGTATGGTGATAGATATCTCAATGTGATAATGGAGATTAATGGTTTAAAGGGTGATAAGATACGTAGAGTATTACATAAGATTAAAAACTTTAACCCTTTGGTGTATCACAAGGCAGTCCGTTTCTTTGGTAAAGATTATCTTTTGGGAAAGTCTGATGACGAACTACAAAATATATTTGAGACAACTTGTATGGGGGATTTTCTTAATATGAATTTTGCCTCAATACACTCAAAGAAAGAACGCAATTGTATTTTTGAAATATTCAAATTGGTTATTAACGATGAAATTAATCCCCAAACATTTGCGGACCATTTCATTTTCTATACTAACTTGAAAAACTATGAAAACATCAAATGGACCTCGACAACGTATGATGAGTTTAGGGAAGAACATTTGAATTGGACGGAGTTAAATGACTTTTATACCAAAGGAACGTTCGATAGAATATATAACGATAAATTTGAGAGTGAGGTTACCAAACCAATATTTACAGATGGGAAAACTTTCTATCCTGTAATTCTGAAAAGTTCCTCAGAATATAATGACGAATCATTTATTCAATCTAACTGTGTTAAAGGTTATATCAAACGACCTGACGCTTTGATAGTATCATTGAGAAAAGATAGTCCTGATTCTAAAGAAAGAGCGACTATTGAGTTTAGAATTAGTTTTGATACTGTTATAGAACTTAAGAGAGTACAAACCCTCGGAAGATTTAATAAATCACTAACTTTGGAATGGGATAACATTTTACCTATATTAGATAAAAGAATTAATGATTTGGTATATACATTTGATACACCAAAGATAAAGTGTAAAATTGGATATATTGAATTCACATCAGAGTCTAAATTTGTTGATTATAATAAGATAAGACTTAATAGACCATTAATGAGATTTTATGATTCTTCGGATAATTCATTGGAGTGGGAGGATAAAAGAGTTAATAACATAAATGATATCGCAATACCTTTGCTAGAAGAATTTTAATTATGGAAAAAGTACCACAACATTGTATAGATAAGTTTAGACAGAAGTTTGGACAATATCCCTCAATTATTGAGTTTGATTATGATAGTGTAGATAACTTTGACAAATTGACGACAAGGTCATATACTATTTGGTTTAAATCAATTTTCACTGACAAAGGTGTTAATTTTATAGAAAAATATATCGAGTATGACGCGTCAGGTATTCATTTCTATGTAGAAAAATTAGGAGAAAATAAAGTCAAAATATTTATAATGACAACACCTGATAGATACAGTGTTGCTGAATTTACAATAAATAATTTAATTAAAGCAAAAAATGGAAATTACAAGCAAAGAACTCCAAGAGAAAATGAATAATGGTGAAAAATTTATAGTGGATTTTCACGCCGCGTGGTGTGGTCCCTGTAAAATGTTGAAACCGATTTACGAAAAGGTTGCCCAAGATTTGGCATCAAAAAATTCAGATGTTAAACTTTATACAATGAACGTAGATAACAATCGTGATATGGTTGTATCGTTGGGTGTTCGTAGCGTACCAACAATTAAGAGTTTCGCTAACGGAAAAGAAATGAACACAAGAGTTGGTTTGTTACAAGAAAACGCACTTTTGGACCTAGCAAACAATTTGTTAAATGGATAAGTTAGTTATAGTTTTCACAATGGACGGTTGTCCATTTTGTGAGATGATGAAAACCCAATTGGTTGAGAGTCAGATTGAGTTTGTTGAGAGAAATATCAATACTCATGCCGACGAATATCAATTGTTTGTTGAAGCAACTGGTAGTGAGTTTGTTCCGGCATTCATGATTATTGATGACCCATATGGGGAACCAAAGTCAGAAGGTTTTGTTCCTGACAAACACTACAATACAATAGAAGAAGGTATTCAAATTATTAAAAATAAATTAAACGGATGAATCTATCATTTAACAAACACGGACAACTACACATACCAATAAAGAAATGGGATTTAGATGACGGAAATATTTTAGTGATATATCAAGGGTCTCGAGGAGCGAACCCCGATTTGGACTTTATTGTCAAATATAAAGCACCAAACAAAAGATTGAGAGCTCCATCTCACACACATTGGATTGTTGATTTGATTGTTAAATCTAGTCATTCATCATCCGATGTGTGTGACTTTGTTTCTGATTGGATTGAATTATATGATAAGATAGAACCATTCAATTCAACCGAGGAGAGAGACAACTACGAATTAATCTACAATGAGTATTTCTGTGATACTTATACAACCATAGATAACTTGGGTCATTTATCTGTGGAATTTTTGTCAGCACTTATTGAGTTATTCATTAAGTGTGAAAAACAAACTCCTGGTGCTTTCATGTTTAAAAATCTTTTACAGTTAGTTAGGGACTTCTGTAATGGCAAGAAAGATTTTTATCAGGTGGTTTCTTATTCTAAACGAGTTTAGATAATATATAATTCAGATATCTTGTCACCAACTAACCAAGGTTTGGTTTCTAGTTGTGTGTCTAAATCATTACTTATATCGTAACCCTTGAGATATTTTTTCTCAAATCTTTGAATATTAAAATCGAACACGTCCAATACCATCGATTTAATTTTCTCATTCATATATGGGGAGTTACTTAATATATCGATAATAGGGTCGTTTGTTTCCTCATCAATAACGTCGGTATATTTTATTGACATGTTTGTTGCTTTAATTGCTTTGAATAGCTGATACGCGATGTATTCACAGTAATAAAATGCAGACCTACCGTTGTTTAGACTATACCCATATGGGAACTCAGACTGTCTTGAACCTCTAATGTCTTTAAATGAATAATCTATTGGTTTTTCAATGTATTCATTGGTGTATATCAAAAGCTTATCCGTGTAATCTACCGCTTCCCAAATGTCAGAATGATTATATACATAATTTAAAACTCTCTCATGGAATATAGGTCTTACACTATTGAAAAATTCAAAACAAAATTCTTTCTTTTCTCGATGTAAGTATTCACAGTCATATTTGATTAAATCAATCGTATTAATGTTTTTGATACCTAATGTAGATAATTGAGATTTCATCTTTTCAAAAAATGATTCTTTGATTGAATCTAAATCAATTATTTTCTTTGATGATGTTTTGCCCTCAACAACAAAGAATGGCTCAAATTGTGTTACTCTAATTTCAGTGTATGGATTACCATCTTTAGATATTTCCGACATGATATAATCAGCGAATTTATTAACGATACCGATTCTGTAATTAGGATAAATATACTTCATAAAACTGTTTTGAAATTGATAGTGAAAAAAATCCACATATTAAATAGAAAAAGGGGAATAAATTCCCCCTTTAATTTTTTTTACACCCAACATCCCATTCATATTATTTCTTATAATACTTCTCAACAACCTTATTTACCTGTTCTTGAACAGTTTGGTTGTTTTGAGGCTGTTGTGGCGTCTGAATTTGACCTGGTGCAGGTTGAGCTGGTTGAGCTTCTGCCTGCTTGTTTTTACATCCGCAACCCATGTGATTAGTTTTTTAGGTAGTTTATTTCTTATCGTTATAAACATAAATATCTTTATTTGAGACAATTTGTAAAGAATATTGCTTTATTTACGAAATAAAAATATTTATCAGTACTATGGGTAAAATAAAACTCACGGAAAGTGAATTTAAGAAGTTTTTGAGGATTACGCTTGTCGAGCAAAGTGAGGAAGAATACTACAAAATTTCACCAGAAGAATTTTCAGAGTTGATGAAGTTCGGTGGATATCACGGAAAAAGTGTAACAAAATTAAAAATGTTTGGAGGTAAACCAATTTGGATTACTGGTGATTTGATTTTAAATGATACACCTACCGATTCATTAGGTAATGTTAAATATATTGAGGGTAGATTAGATATTAGACATACAAACATAAGTGATTTGTCAGGTGTTGAAGTTAAAAATTATACTTGGGACTCTGGAACACCGAGGGAGGCAAGACGTAAAGCTGAAGAAAGAAGAAAAAAGTTACAAAGTGCCGAGGAGAGAAGATTCAATAAGGAGTGGGATATCGATAATCCTGATATTACTGAACTAGGTGAAAAGGCAAATGCTCTATATGATATGTTGGTTAAAGATAGAGAAATCGAAGAACCTGATGAAGAACAACTTGATGAATTAAAGAATCTTGAAAATGAAATCAGGAGAGTTACTAATGAGATGGAACAGAGTGAGGACGAAGAAAGGGCTAAACAGTTATACAACACTTTATCTGAATTACAAGACAGAGTCGAAGAATTAAGAGGTGAAATGGTAACAGTATATAACCTAATACCACTATACTACGATTATCATGGACTCCAACAATTTGAAGTTATTAGTAGTGACGCGGAAGGTAGAGAATACGCGGTTGGTGATGAAGATGAAATGGATGACGCGGCACTTGAATATGCCAAAAATTATGTAAGTGAAGTTGGTGTAGAAGGATTTAGACGGCATTTTTTAGATGATTATTTGGACACTGACTCCATTGAAGATTATTTCAGAGATGTTTTTTACGATGATGTAAGACAGAATCCTGAAGTATATTTTGATGAAAGTGAAATGCCGACCACCGAAGAACAGGATAGACGTAGAGAAGAACTGGAAGAATATATTGAAAATGTTAAAGGTGTCATTGAAAAGTTAAAAAGAAAACAAGATGACCTTAACAATACGATTGAAGACTTTGATGAATATAAAAAACAATGGGATGAAATTGAAGAAAAGATAAGGATAATTCAAGGACATATTGATGACTCACAAGAAGAAATTGATAATATGGTTCCTGAAGGTGAAGTTACAACTCAAATGGTGGAAGACAAAGTTGAATATTTGGTCTCTGAAAAAATGGCAGACCCAAGGGCGTCATTGGACGAATTTGGTATGAGTATAGAAGATTATATCGATAAGGATGCTTTAGCTCGAGGTTTAGTAGAAAGTGATGGATATGCTATTATGGGTTCATATGACGGTGTTGTTGATACGGAAAAAGTTAATGGTACGCATTACTATATCATGAGAATTAATTAAATCTTTTTTTTATCATTTTTATTTTGTATATTTTCTGTAGTATGAATAAGACCCAGAAAATAAAGTTTGCCATGGACCCCGAATGGATTATTACGGGGTCAATCGATGCTGAACAAAAAGAATACAAGTTGATGGCTTATTTTCAGAAAATGAATGTTTTCTTGGAAGAAATTAAGTTATACCCAATGTTCATTGAGGTTTCCGTTCATTTGGGTAACATCCAAACAATCATCAATCAAAATAGAATTTTAAAAACCAAAAAAAAGTTTTTATCTCACGATGACGAACTGGTGGTTACTGATTTAGTTGTACATGACTTACCGGTAATGTCAGATGAAGAACAGGTAGAATTCAAAAAAATATTAAAAAATGTCCAACCAAAGTTATTTGATTACTTCAATATGGTTAAAGCTATATGGACTTTAGTATATGATTCTTTGACTGTTAATATCAAAAGAAATAGAAACAATCTTAAATCTAAATCAGGGTTTTTTTATTACAGAGATGAGGGTATGACTTATGTTTGGAGATATGATATTCGGAGAGTTAGGAATTCTTTTAATCTAACAAAGACACATGTTAAAATGATGTATAATGGTGATGGAGAGGATTTGACTATAACACAATTAATCTCTAAATTTTCTAAAACCTATAAAACCAAGAAAGAAAAAAGTTTTCCGGTGTTTGAAATTTTATCCACACAAAAATTTCCAATTGCTGAAACTTTGGTTCCGATTGCTAAAAGAAAGATAGTATCTTTGATTAATCAAAGTGCGAAGATTGAAAGGTTAGAGAGAGAAAAAAAACTAATAACAAATGGGGTTTAATAAAAGATTCATATCGGAGGAAACGATTTCTAATACATTAAAAAATGGAGATTCGTTAAAAAGATTATTTTCCGATGCGTTGTTATTTATGGATAATAAAGCTAGTGAAGTGTATCAACTTTATCAACAAGGATTAAGTGATACTAATATTAAACTTTTTATCGATGGAAAAAAACACAATAATTGAAAAACTCCTGTCTAAATTAAGACAACCTGTGCATATTACTTACATATCTAAACATTTGTTGAGAACATCAATGACTGAAACCGAAAGATTGATTAGTGAAATGATAGAGGAAGGATTGATTGAGGAGAGTAAGTATGGAAAGGGGTATTACGTTGTAAAAAGTAAATAATTATGTCAAAAGAAATGGTTAATCATCCTGACCACTATGGTGGGGAGGAAAATGCGTATGAGGTTGTAAAGGTTGCGGAAGCATGGGGACTTGACCATGACGCATATCTATTCAATGTGGTTAAATATGTGGCTCGTGCCGGTAAAAAGGACCCAAGTAAAGAACTACAAGATTTAAAAAAGGCTTTATGGTATTTGGACAGAAAAATTCAAAATTTAGAAAAATGATAGAAAATTATATAAATAAAGTAATCAACGGTGATTGTGTTGAAGTAATGAGAGAGATGCCCGATTCATTCGTTGACTTGATTGTCACCTCACCACCTTACGGAGTAAACATTAAATATGATGTCCACGATGATGATATGGAGATAAGTCAATATTTGGA